AAACTAAAGTAGGTGAAAAAGGATTTGACCCTCGTTTTGATCCTCGTGCTAAAGAACAATTAAAATTACAAAACCTTAAAACTATTGTTGAGCCTACTGGCAGACAAGATATTCCAAATGTATCACTAGCGGACTTTGAAGGTAAACCATTTATTACTTCTATGTCAGACAGAACAGCTGCTGGTGGTAGATTAGTGGGTATTAATGACACTATGCTTAACAGACCTATTGACCTTAAAGGTGGTCAAGATTATATGTTTAATAATGCTGGTCAAGTATGGGCATCTGGCCAAGCACCTGTAAAACAAATTATAAATAATGCTCAAACCATTAAACAAATTACAGGACAAGATCCATTGTATATGGCTTGGAGAATGGCACCAAGTGGTGGTGATTTTGCACACATGACTGGTGAAACAATGCTATCTTATGCTGACGCATCATTAGGCAAAACAGACAAGAAACAAATGGATAAACTTATTAACAAACTTATTCCTAATTGGAAAGGTGTTAGTAATCCAGAATCTATTGACCAGTACAGGGCAGCTCCAGATGCTGTTAGAAAGCAATTAAAAGGCCTCCTAGACGTTGAATTTAGAGATAAGGGTGGTATTGGTTTAGGTGAAGCAAGATTGTCTGTAGCTGATCCAAAACAACTTATAGCACCAGACGCTGGCATTATGAATATTGGTAAGATATATGCAGATCAACCAGTCATTATGAACTCTGGCCATCCATCATATCCTAGAGGTATTGCTGGTGAAGGTATTGGTAGATTAGAAAAACAACATAGTATATTTGAATTATTGCCACAAGTAACAGAACAAAGACAAATACTAGACCCATTAAATCCATCTCAGACAGATATAAGGGCATTGCAAATGAAACCTTATGCTGGAATTATTACTTCAGATCTTCTTAAGAAACTTGGGTATTAAATAAATAATCAGAACTAAAGTCATCTGACATATGTTGGTCAAAATTATCTAATAACCATTGACGAACTTCAGCTTCATTTACCTTTGTAATACTAGACATTACACAATATGTTTCATGTAATGTAAGAGCCTCAAGCATATGTTGAGGCATCTTAACTTCAGTATTTACAATAGGTGACATTATTCGTCATCAAACCTCTGTAATTGAGCTTCAATTTCAGGTGGATTAACAGCTTCCACTTCTCTCAAAACTGCAACCAATTTATTCTTAAACCATTCTGATTTAGCAAGATCCTATTCTACGTTACCCTTAAATGGATAGCGTAAGTCATACTTCATCTTACTACCCTTCAAGTAACCAACAAACTCTTCATCAGTAAGTCTAGACTCAATAATATCTATTGTTTCCAAGCCCTTAATATTATAGTGTTTTGGGTGATTTACATTATCTGTCATACTAGCTCCTTAAAAACATTAAATTAATAATCTCATATATACCATATGCCATCCAACATATGCTACCTATGACTATTGCCCATACTACCCAATCAATTACTTTTAATATCCTATCCATTTCCCATACTCCCTGCCAACCTTCACAGACACATACGTTCTATTCTTAAATCGTCTATCTAGTATATTCATACGAGTAAGTTTTGGTAATATAAAATATCCTTGACTTTCCAAGTATTTTAATCTAGTCCTATTAGTAGAACAGCCCTGAATAATATCTTTAATGCTGCAGTCCTTATTGTTTTGTATATAATTCACAATAAACTTAGCTTGTCTTTGATCGTCTAATTTGGTGTACACAATTCACTCCTAATATACTTTAAAATACCATAATTATAACCACGCATTGTACACTCAATTAGCGTATAGTCAAGTAGTAATTCATCTATACGTCTACGATTGTATGCACTATGAAACTCTATAAGAAAAACTACAGGAAAGTGCACTAGGTTTTCAAGTATCTCAATCTCTGCACCCTCTGTATCAATTTTAATGATGTCACACGCTGGAAGATGTTTGGCTGACATTACCTTAACTATCTCACCTTCTTTGGCCTGTTCCTCACCTGCAAACATACTAGCCTCACCACAGTTATGAAGGCCATAATACATCTGACGTTCACCATCTTCTTTACCTATGGCAAAGTTCCTAATGGCTATATCAGTACCTGCTGTATTTTGTCTAAGCAAGTTAAAGTTTTCTTTTATAGGCTCATAACAATCTATCTTTGGTCGTTCAAAGTACTCATGTGCCCAGACTGCAAATCCACCTACGTTAGCACCAATATCTATAATGTATGGTTCTTTCATAGCACCAATAGCATATTCACCTTGAAATATTTTTCCTACATGACTAATCATGTTATTAGGAATAATCATACAAGCCTGCCACTAAACTGATAAGTTCCTGTGTGGCCTAATTGTGCCCATGCTGCACCCCATACCTTAATACCATTATCACGAGCTAGTTTACAGAAATGATAATCTTCACTTAATAAATGATTTTGATCATCTATACTAGTGGCAAAGTATTCTGTTATCTTGTCACCTAAATCAGAGTTATCATTTACATCACTCATATTGTGTGTGTATGATGGACATTTATCTTTTAACTTTTCAAACACTTCACGTTTAATTAACATAAATCCAGTACCGCCATGTTTAATCTCAAATGGCTTATCTAATGGCACAAGTTGCTGCTTAGCATCGCCAACCATATTTACTACATACTCGCCAGTAAAGTATTTAAGTTGATCCTGTGGAACTTTCTTTTCAATAGCATAAGCCACACCACCCCAGTTAATTTCTTTTTTAGGGTACAGGCCACATATAATCTCTACGTCAGAATCAATCATCTTTAATAAGTGCTGTGCCTCAAATTGTATATCAGCATCAATAAACATTAAGTGTGTAGCATCACCTTTTAAGAAGTCATTAACTAATGTATTACGACCTCTAGTGATAAGGCTTTCATTATAAAGAAATGAAAAGTATGCCTCTATGTCTTTAGCATTAAGCCATGCCTGCAGCTTAAGCATGGATTCCAGATAAGTGCCATAACATAGGCCACCATACATAGGTGTTGCAATAAATAGATTTGTTTTAGTTGCCAAGATGAGCCTCCACAAGTTTTTTTGAGTCGTACTTTTTAACGTTAGTTACTTTAATAATATTTTTTGTATCTGGGATTAAAGGTGTGATAGTCCAATTATGTAATTTATTTTTTATATCTTGATAAATTTCTAAAGACTGTGGCTCTGAAGTCATAAGTCCAGACCATACAAGTTTGCCTGTACCGTCAAACTCCTCCACTAAAAATGCAATTGGTTTAGTCACAGAATACAAGCCTCCCTATTTTAATGTTACAATTTTTCCACCCAGCTGGTGTATCAATACTATCATCATAAAAGTGTAGTTTGTTGCCTATAGGGTTCTTAATCTTATTAAAGTAAATAGCATCTATTGCTTTATATTTAATTTCTAAATATCTTTTCTGATCTACTTCTTCATGATTTGTATCTGTAATTCCTTGAAATTGCCCATTGGCATAAGCTACCTCGCATGGGTCGTTCCCATAGTTTTTATTTTTAATACGATTGCGTATTACGTTAAACACAGCAACAATTTCTTGATGTGTTCCTGCTTCATGATATGCAGCGTGAGCATAACAGCTCATGTATAAATCTAACGTATTAATGTCCATAATTTAAATCTATAAATTTAATTAAGTCTTTATCTTTAACTTTACTGTAAATCATTTTCTTAACATAGTCTATATCATAATTAGAAAATAACAAACATAAATCTCTTAGCTGATTTGACTTAGACCATAAAAAAAATAATGCAGATTTTTGTTCAGTAGAATATCCATTCATTGCATCGTCAACAGCCTTAAGCAATATAGCCTGCAATAATCTTGCCTCTGGTGTAGTGGATAATTCATTTACTGTAGATTCTCTTAGTTCAACTTTTTGCATAGTCTTTTGTCATGGTTTTCTCTATTTATAAGACGTTATAAAAGGTGTATAATTACGCTTAATGGCATAAGCCAGAAACCTTTTAAGGAATATTATTATGTGGACAACTCCAGCTGCTACTGAAATGCGTTTTGGCTTTGAAGTGACTATGTACGTCATGAATAAATAGTTTGTATAAGTGATGGGAAATGCTCCTAAAAGGGAGCATCTTCCTCATTTGTAGCATTAGATGTAGTTACTTCTTTTAACTGCACAGATCCAGAAATAAACTTACCTTTAGCACTTTCACGAATCCAGCCGCTAACTCTAAACTCAATACCATCTACATTTAAATTACCTGTGTAGTCTGGTCGTTTAGGATTATCACCCTTATCGTTTTTAAATAGTGCAAAACTATTTGTATTATCATACTCTGCCATACGTTACTCCTTAACAAAAATTGGTTTCTTAGTCCAGCGTTTAGGTTCTATGTCATCTTCAACATATTTCATAAACTCTAGTGCTAATGGCATATACCATTCAAGCCATGACTTACTTCTTTCAACTATTTCTAGTTTTGTTTCGTTTGGTGTCCAGATATAAAAATATGCACTATTAACGTCACATACTTCCATCTGGAGCTGCATTTGAAAATAGTACCTGTCTGGTATAGATGGATATACTTCTTGCGTGTAAGGGCACTTAATTTCAATTACAGACCCATTATAATAACCATCTGGACTAGCACCAAAAGGTAGTTCCTTATGCATAACAAATTTGTTACCAGCCTCCACTATATCATCAAGTTCTTTTTCAAGCGTACTTAATGCTACAGGTTCGTTTAAGACACCCCACTCAGTCATCTCATTACCTTCAAATGGAGGCTCACGCAAAGTCATCTGCCTCCATAATTTTTGCCTCTCATATACTGCTGCATATGTATTACTAGCGGTAATGACGTTATGACGTCTGTTATCTTTTAAATGACTCATGCAACTTTCTTTAATTCATTAGCAAACTCACGAAGTCTTTCTTGCATCTGTGGGCTAAACTTAAAGAACTTTTCTTTTAGTTCACCAGCTTCTTTTGCTAATACAAGTTGGCCTTTAGCCACTTCAACATCATCATCTGTAATGGTTTCAATAACTGGATTATTTTGTTGGTACATAGCATTAGCAACTTCTTCAGCTGAAGCAAATTGTTCGCCACTTAAGCCTAGTGCACTTAGGCAGCGACCTATTGCTGAGGTTTCACAATTTTCCACATAAGACGTACCATTAATTTGTGATGCCTTTCTAAATTCTTGTGCATGGCCTGTGGCAAATGTTTGAACATTACCATTATCAGTATGAATACCTGCATAGGCCTTAATGATACATTGCTCATCATCAATCTTTACAATTTCAGTAGTTAAAAAATAACTAGGAAACTTTTCTTTAAACTCCTGCACACGAAGTGCAACTGTTTTGTATTCCTTACCACGAATATTAACTATTCCCTGTTTGCTCATTCTCTTGCTCCTTCATCTGTTGTTGGTGTAATTCTGCCATCACTTGATCGTAAAACATTTGCTGATCCATTTTCTTTAGCCTCCGCCTTATCATTGTCAGCTTTAAGATCATCTGCTGATTCTTTTAATAATTTAATGATTTGATCTAAATCCAATTTATAACTCCTGTATAACATAATGCAAGTACACATAATACTACAATTATTAACTTGTGTGTAAATTTTTCTTCGTCATAAGCATAATTACCATCCCTGTTATAGTCAACACCATAACGTTCTTTGTATGATCTTGGGGTCTTAAAGTCCCATTGGTTATACCAAGTATGCTGTTTATCACGACTCCATTCAAACTTATCCATATTAATATGCTCCATTATGAAAGTTATCTGGTGCTATAGAATTCCATATTTCATAGTTAGGGTCAAGTATTTTTTGACTATAAAGTAAAGTATTCCTAGCTTTAGTAGCACTTTCCCATGCCCTATGATCATCTGAATACTTATAGAACCAGTCAAAACCTTTAAGGCCATTAACATAAGCTACTATATTTTCTACTGTATTTTCCATCTTTTTAACTCCATAGTTATTGTTGATATGGTTATATTATGCCTATTAAAAACAATGTCAAGTATTTATATACGATTTATATAAAAAATATATTGCAATTGGTTTTTACTTATGATACGCTTTTTTGGCAGTTTAACTATGGAGGATTTATGAGAGTACGCAATTGGGGTAAGTTTCAGCACTTTAAGAACAAGGCATCTATGGTCTGGTTCAAGGTATATGGAAGGGATATTATTAACGATCCAGACTGGCATGAGTTAAGTTCAGATCAAAAGGCCACACTTTTTGAGCTTTGGTGTTTGGCTTCAGAAAAGAATGGTGAGCTTCCAGATCTTAAAAAACTATGCTTTAGGTTGCATAAGGATAAAGAGTTTGTACAGGATATGTTAATCTCTCTAAACGCTTGGTTTGAGGGCGACTCAGACAATTCTATATTCAACGAGTATACAACCTATGCTAGAGAGAAGAGAAGAGAAGAAGATATGAGAGAAGATGATATGAGAAAAGAGAAGAAGATAGAAGAGAAGAAGAGATCTTTTATTAAGGACATCTCATGAATATTTATGAATTCATAGGTCACTTTGAAAAATCTTATAAGTCTGGTAAAGATGAATATCAATGTTTATGCCCAGCTCATGACGATAGAACAGCCTCGCTAGGAGTTAAACAGATGCCAGATGGAAGAATTCTTATAAATTGCTTTGCAGGCTGTGCAGCTAATGATATACTTGGTGCAGTTGGATTAACGTTTGATGATATTGTGCCTCAGCGTATAGGTGACTTCAAGCCAGTTTCAAAACCTTTTAATCCATACTCAATATTAAAATCTATTTCTAATGAAACATTGCTAGTGGCATTAGCAGCTATAGAGATTGGAAATGGGAAAGAACTCCCACTAGAAGATAAAAATAGATTGTTAATTGCAGCTGAAAGATTGAGAAAGGCTTACGACTTATGTCATTAGAAGAGAAAATGCAGAACCTCATCATTAATGAGGATAAGATTAAGAACTATTTTTTTAAAAGGGATACAGATGAATATCGTAAAATTAAGAGTCCAGATACTTTTATTGAATCTACTATTGGATATTTCTCTGGCGAGATTCAAAGTGGTGCGTATCTTCCGTTTGATAAGGCAGAAAATTTCAGACTTCGTTTAGGCGAAACGACTATTTGGTCTGGTTATAGTGGTCATGGGAAAAGTATGGTTCTCAGCTATATTACTCTTAAGCTCATAGAGAATTATAAAGTTTTAATATGTTCTTTTGAGATGTCTTGTCGTAGCACATTAGCTAGGTATATTCGTCAGTCAGTAGGTACTAGCGAACCAACAGAGTCAGCCATTACTGAGTTTTGTAATAGCAGTACAGGTCAATTGTTTTTGTACGATCAATTAGGATCTACTAATCCAACGTCTGTATTATCAGTTATTTATTATGCAGCAGAGCAATTGGGTTGCCAGCATTTTGTGGTAGATTCATTAATGAAATGTTCTATAAATGAAGATGATTATAATGGCCAAAAGAAATTTGTTGACCAGTTATGTATTGCAGCACGAGATCTAAATATTCACATTCATTTAGTGGCTCATAGTAGAAAAACAATAGACGAAACTTCACACACACCAAGTAAGTTTGACGTGGCAGGTTCTGCTACAATCACAAATCTTGCAGATAATTGTTGCAGTATTTACAGAAATAAGAAAAAAGAAAAAGACATAATGGAAGGTAAACTTTCTATAGAAGATGCTAGAATAGTTCCAGATGGATTTATGGCTGTAAATAAACAAAGGCATTTTGAGTGGGAAGGATCAGTACCATTGTGGTTTGAACCAAAGTCATTAAGGTACAGAGATAAGCCAATATGAAATATGAAACAACTAAATGGTTTAAATGTTTTGATGTTGACGAAGAAGGAAAACTTTTATCACCTACTGAATGGAAGGTAACATTAAAAAATGGAATGGTTTATAAATCTACTAAGTGGAGCAAAAAATATGAGGATAACGAAACACAACAAGGAAATGGCGATAGCAAAAATTAATGGCCATGACTTTCAAAAAGATGGTGATCTTGAATTAGATAAATTTAAATCAAAAAGATCTAACTCACAAAATGATTTGTACTGGGCAATGTTAAAAGAGATTGGTGATTACTGTGGTTACTCTGAAGAAGAGTTGCATGATATGTTTAGGTTTAAATATCTTTCAGAAAAAAAGACAGTTGCAGGATCTGAAATATATGCTATAAAGAGTACGACATCTTTAAATGTAGACGAGTTCAAAAATTATATTCAAGACATTCAACGTTTCGCAATAGAGTTAGGATTTCATTTTGAAAAAAGCAGAGAAGCAGCACTATGATAAACTGTCACAGCTTGGATGTATTGTATGTTTAAGAGAGGGGTGGGGTCATTCACCTCCACACATACATCATATTCGTCATGGTATGGGAATGGGTATGCGTAATAATTTTATGAACGCTATTCCATTGTGCCCAAACCATCACCAACATGGTGGACATGGTATAGCATTACACGCAGGCCAAGAAACATTTGAAAGTAAGTTTGGTACAGAAGAAGAGTTGCTTGCTGATACA